TTTGATTTACAGCACTGCCGATGCAATGCGACTGAACGCAGACTTGGCGCGAGCAGTGAGCGACACCAGCTTCTGGCGATGATCGTCAGGGTTGGCGCGGAAGCAGATCCAGCCGACCTCTTCCAATTCGTTCAGGTATTTGTAGACCGTGGGCGGCGTGCCGATCTCCGCGTCATGCACGATGTCGGTGACATTCATCACTCGGCCGTTGGTCTCCTCAATCCCGATGTACTCAAGGATAGAGTAGGCGGGCAGGCTCAGGTTGCTGAGCTTCTGCTTGCGCTCGGCCTCACGGCGGGCTGCTGCCATCGCGAAATAGTTCTGGTGACTCATCGTTCTCCTCTTGCTTTCGTGGTTGTGAATTGCAGTTCTTGCTTGAGTGCCAAGGCACGTCAGAGAAGCTTTGACTGGCCGGCAGCACGCGCCGCCAGTTCCTCATCGATCCGGCGCTCAAGGCGCTTGGACTCGTCAAGGTAAAAGCTGCCCCGGGTTTTGAAGTACGACTTCTGTGCGGCGCGCATCTGGCGCACCGTTTCGATAAGCTCAGCGTCAGTCATCGCTTCGCCTTCTTCTTCTTCTTTTTCTTCTTCTTCTTGGGTGGGCTCTTCTTGGGTGGAGGAGCAGCGGCAGCCACGGCCGGAACCTCATTCGGTGTCTGGGCTCGCTTGAATGGGTTGGCGACTGGCTCCCTGATGATGACGGCACATGGAGTCTTGCTCGCCAGTGTCACCCTCAGCACATGCGACTCATCGATGTGCGACACGCAAGACGCGCCAGAGAGGAACACAACGGCGAGGATCTTGCTCACTCCGACTCATCCTTCTGGTCAACCACTTGCTGCATGGTCGGGGCAGCCACCTTGGGCTCGTCGCCCAGAATGTCTGCAAGCTCGGTGTCACGGATTTTAGCGCGATCCCTGATCCATACCTTGGTCGTTTCAAGGTCGCGGATGTGAGCATCAAGCCGTTCGACAAGCTGCTCGGCCATCTGGTTGCCAGCATCCTTCTCCGCTTTCACCTTGGTGAAAAGCTTGGTGATGAATGTGGTGATGTTGTTGATCATCTGATCTCCCAATCGATGTGGTTAGAGGTGATGCGGGTGACAGCGCGCGGCTGCTCGCTGCGGGGCTCAGCCTTCGGCGGCTCATATGCCTCCTCAGACCAGTCCCACAGATCGTCGCCTTCGCTGCCTTTGATGTGGATGAAGTAGGCCGCGGCTGCGGAGAGCAGCACCCCGGCGGCAAGTCCAAACCAGAACTCAACTGTCATAGCCTGATCCTCCCGGCACTTGATCAGGCAGTGTAAGCATTTCTTTCTAAAGAAAGCAAATGGAAAGAAAAGGTTTCAATCACTAAAACAAATGCGCGGGGAGCAGGCTAATTTCCCAAATGAATTCAAACCCCCGTATATTCCCCGCGCATTGCATCTAAGTTATTGATTTATATAGTGTAGTGGGCATACTGTACCACCCACCACGGTTTTACTTAGCCGTTGATTTCTTTGGCTTATTTTGAATGTTCCCCGCGCCTCCAGACCCTGCGCGGGGAGATTCTGTTCGGTCCATGTTCTTTCCAAACAGGTCTGCGAGCTTCCCAGCCATCAGCTTTTTGCTGGCCCCGCGTGTGTAGATTCCGCTCATGCGGTTGGTCTGCCAGCCAAACCACGCCTGAAGCTGCTCCTCGCTGGCCCCCATTTCAGCCGCCAGCCCGGCCAGCATCTTCCGCAGCCCGTGCGCCGACTTCCCCTTGATGCCAGCTTCCCGGCAAGCATCCCTGAAGGCGTTGCCAAAGCTCTCCTTCACAAAGGGGCGGTCATGGGCGTTGATGATGAACGTCAAGTCGCCCGTGGGGCCCGCCTGAAGCGTCTCCAGCAGCGGGGGCAAGAGCGGGAACTCCAGCCACTCGCCCGTCTTCTCGGCCCGCAGCGCCACCCAGTTCCCGTCACGGACATGCTGCCAGCCCAAGGTGCAGGCATCGCCCAGCCTCAGGCCAGTCCATGACAGCACATGGAGCCAGACCCGTTCGCGAGTCCCGGCGGGCCAGCGCTTCTCGTAGCGGCGGATGTCGTCAATCGTCCACGGCTCATGGCCTTCGGTCTTGACCACCAGTTCCTTGACCTCGGCAGCCGGGTTGACGGTCACATACTCGGCCTCAGTCGCCCACGCGAACAGACCCTTGACGGCGCGCAGATAGTTGTTCGCCATGAACGGCGTGTCCTTGCGCGCCTCGCGCCCGTTGCGGATCGTCGCGGCGCTCACACCCGCGAATGCTTCGTCACCTACCTTCTCTGTGATCTGGAGGAAGATGCGATCGCGCTGGTAGCGGGTGGTCTCGGACAGCGCCGCCCACGCGCTGCTCTCCCTGTAGCGGGCGATGAGCCATGACACGGAGCCCTTGCCGGGCTTGCCAGCAACGGTCGTCACCGGCTGCCCGGCCAAGGCTGCATTGTACGCAGCAACGAATTCAGGAGTGCCGAAGTCGTCAGGCATCCGGATGCGCGGCCCTTTGCCGATCCGGAAGTACCAGACCATGCGGCCGCGGTTCGTGCGTTCGTGAATCAGATGGGGGTAGCGGGGCTTTGGCATAGCCGCCATTAGAACGATTTTACGGGCCTTGCGGCAACCGTCTGCTCCGGGCTAGTATGGGGCACCAGCTTTATGGTTCCGTCCGGCAATATCTCCACGGCCATCCCGTGAGCCTTCGCGACGGAGGCGGCCCTTTCGAGATCAGCCTTTGAGACATTGGCGGCCCGGCGTCCCATCAGTTTATCCGCGCCTGAAACGATCTGTACTTGCCGGACTTTGCGAGCAGTTCGACATCGTTCCTGAATTCAACCTCGACCAACCCGCATAGCTCGCTTCGACTGGATTCCGGCAGTGTCGCGATGAGTCGCAGTGCCATGCTCATGCACGCGGCATAAGCCTCAAGCGTGTGGATTTCAGGCTGATCCCTCGTCAGTGCTTCCGCAATGCAGGCGCGATAGTAGTCGATCAGCTTTTCGGTGCTGTCCATCACCACTTCTTCCCGCCCGGCTTCAGCCGGTTCTCAGGTTTGTGGTCGGCGCGAGTCGCGTTGTACTCCAGCTTCTCCCGAACAGCGCCCTCAAGGTCGTACCCGAAGCCGCCGGCATAGTCGAAGATCCTGATCAGGGCATCGGCAAGCTCGACCTCTGCCATCCTGCGATGCGGCAGCTTGTCGTCCATGAGACCCTTGCGCTCGCCCTCCATGGCTTCGGAAAGCTCCGAGACCGTCAGCATCAGCAGTTCGCCCTTGTTGCGGGACAAACGCTCGCCAGTTGCTGGGTCGTGCCACCAGCGCTGATTCCGTTCGTGGCAGTGGGCCGCCCACTCGGTCAGTGTCATCTTGCTGCCGTCGCTCATGGCCGTTCTCCCCACTGACGCTGCTCGTCAGCCATATACAGTGGCACCTCTACGATCTCCGCGCTGGTGCGAGGGTCGAACGCCGTGACCAGCGCTACCGCATCCTTCGCCGCGTCCTCATTGTCGAAGGCCCGCACAACCGTCGTGCCGTGATACTGCTTCACTGAAGTCAGCAGATAGATCTTCTTCATGTGTCCTCCTCGTCGTTGTCATGCCGTTTTGGAAATCCCCGAGACCTCAGCGGCGTCCGCGTTTTGGGCCACAGGCCTTGATGCTTGAGGCGCTGGCGGCGCTCCTTCTTCCGGGCCGAGTTCTCGGCTGAAGTCTTGTCCTTGTGCGTGTCCAGCAGAATGATCTGGAGATTGCTTTCCCTGTTCTCGCCGCCATCCTTGAGCGGCAAAATGTGATCGACGTGCTTGATGTCCTTCGGTCCCATCTTCTGCCCGGTGATCGCATCGCGTCCCATTTGGCGAAGGAAGATCCGGTCCACGACACTCTTCGGAGGTCTGGAGTCTGGCGTCTTGCCGATCCACTCGTCATTCTTCCGGCCCGACAATTTGAAGATTTCGTCAGCCATCGTTTCGGTTCGAACCCCTGAATCTGTTTCGCCTGTTCTTGACGACTTGCTTCTGCCGCATCTCGTTTGTGATGACGGTGGTAACGGTCACTCGGTTGCTGCCGTGCTGAACCAAGCAATAGGTGAAGCCATTCACCGTCACTGTGCTGGCCCCGGCGAGCGCTGGCTCGCGGACAATCCGCTCTATTTCCTTGCGGAGCGGATCCAATGAGATGCCGTGGGCACGCTCTATGTATCGCAGCAAAGCGTGATCGGTGACTTCGATCCTCATGGTTACGGCCGAAACTCCCAAGGCACATCGGTGTCCTTGATCGTCTTGCGGTAGGACAGCAGGATTTTTCCGTCGTCGGTTACACTGAGGACCACGTCATGCCCAAGCTGCCGAGCCGCGATGGTGCGCTGCTTCACTTGCTCCCAAAGGTGGTCAGTGGCCGTGATCACGAACATGGTGCGCCATGTCGGGTAAAGCACTTGCCGGGCAAATGCAGCGGCTTCCAGCTTGAGGCGCATGTAAGGGTTCACTGAGCCGCCTCATATCCCGCTGTCAGCGCCTCCCGCTGTGCCGAAAACAGGTCGGCCTCAATCTGCTGCGGAATCTCGAAGGGCTTGCCTTCGGCCTTCATCTGCTGCCCCAACGCAAAGGCATCAGGCACGGACATCGGCTCGGCTGGGGAGTCGGTGCGCTGGGTGGTTACGCCCGACTCCCCGGCCTTCTCTTCTGCGACGGTGCTCGGGGGCTGAGGGCCCGCCGCAGAAGATTCTTCAATTGTGGTTGCGTTGGTGTGCCGCTCGACATGACCGGCATCAAAGCCACGGCCCTGCGATCCCTTGAGGCGCTGACTGAGGCGCGGACGGGGCGTGATGTCCTTTGCCTTCTCCGCGCCCATGTTCTCCTGATCAAGCTCGTCCTTGGAGTAGATGCCCAGCAGCACATCAGGGCAGTAGCGGCGGGCCCACGCGCGGCTGGCGTAGTACCAAAGCTGCTGGTCCGGATCCGACTTCCACAACGGGCTGTTCTTGACAGTGATGTCTTTGATCGCGGGAGAGGTATAGATCACTGGATCGACCTCGTCCTTGAGGTGGCCAGTGACGATGCACTTCCGATCTGCGCCAGCGCCGTCATAGGAGACGGTCAGCCGCCTCTGAAGCGGAGCCCGGGCTTCGATCACCGCATGGATCAACTGGCTCTCGTAAGCAATGCGGTCGTTCACATAGTAGCTCTTGTTGGCGACCGAGAATGGCGACATGCGCCACTCCAGAGCCTGCGTGACAATGGCAAGGCACGCGCCCGGATTTCCACGGAGGTGCTTCGGCACAGCCGCATCACTGAGCGACATCAGCTTGGAGAACTCCAAGACCTCGCTCATGTTCTGGAACATGATGCCGCCGACCTTGTCGGAGACCACCATGGCCCCCGCCGCGGCGCGGTCGAGCTTCTGTTCAATGCGGTCGAGATCGTGCACAGCCATGTCTTGTCCTCAGGGTTTGATCTGGTGAAAGTTTTCGCGGAAGTTCTGGAATCTGCGTGTGGGAATCATCACGACTGGCTCAGTGTCCTGCCAGTCCTTGCGATCCGTGCGCCCACCAATCCGAATGTCGGTGCTTTCGAAGTCCCTGAACCGCGCCACCCAGCCGCCACACAGTGTCTGGACGGCGAGATAGAACGGTCGCCCGGTGAACCCCGTCAGCGCCTGTGCAGCATTCCACTTTGCCAGTGACAGCATGTAGCCGCCCATCTGGCCTATATCCTCAAGCGTGTAGTTGCGGCACTTCACCTCGACAAAGGCGATGACCTCGTTCTGGCGGTGAAGCGCGTAATCCAACTCGTAGCGCTTCGGCATCTTGACATACGCGCAGTCCCATCGCGCACAGATGTGCTCAACAACCCGTTGCTCGTTGTTGCGATCAGACTTCGTTTCGTATGTCGGGCGATCGCTCAAGCAGGCTCGCCTTCGGTGAGGCCAAGCTTGTAATCGATTTGGTCTTGAGCCCACTTCGGCAGAGACAGGTACTCGGCATCGTTCTCGCCGGGACCGGGCCATGTCTTGGCTTCAAGGCACTTCTTGAAGGTCTCTGCCGCCGCGTAGTTCGCGCGCTCGCCGCGCAGCATGTCCTCCGGGGTAACAACCACAAACCGCGTGCAGTATGGTGCGGTCTTTTCCACGAACGCGAAGCAGAACTCTTCGCAGCGCTCCCCAGTGATCGTCTGCCAGCCTTCGGCCACCAGAGCGGCTTGCTGGGCGTAGCCATACTCCGCAAGCGTTCTTTTGATGTCGAGAGCCTGAACGGAGGTCGTGGTCTTCAGGTCGCAAAAGCCGCCCGAGTCGGTGGGGATCACGTCAGGGCGGGCCTTCTTCCAGACCCCGGTGTCCTTGCACCTCCAGACCATGGACACTTCGACCAGCCCGTTCAGGATGCCGCTCTGCACCAGTGGGTGAGCGGCCAGCGACCGTGCCATGCCGCGGATCGTCTTGATCTGGTCTGGCGTGAGGATCGTTCGGCCGGCAGCCTGCTGCTGCTTAATCCATGCCTTGCAGGCCTTGCGGTTGCCCTGCCACGGCTCGCCCTCGACCTCGTCTGGGCGTTGGATGAAGAGGCTGGTGAAGTCGTCCTCTCCCAGCAAGAGGTGGTGTGCGGCGCGGCCAAGCACGAACGCCGGGCTGTCACCGTCATTCTCCCGCTCAGGATTGCCATCCCAGTTGCAGTAAAAATGCGCGGGCGACTCGTTGAAAATCTTCCGCAGCCCACTGCTGGAGATCGACGGCCCGTCACACAGCGCCTGACTGTGGTAGACCGACATTGGGACGCCGCTATACAGGCCGGGCGCGTCGATTACGGTGCCAGCCTTCCAAGGAACAATCTTCAGCCCCATCCTTACTCCCTTTCAGATCGTTGGATCTTGCAGGAGATGGTCGAGCGGAATCGGCTAAGTCATCTCTCTGCTTGAAAGAGATGAAAGCATGTCTTTTGACAGCGTGCAAGAAAAAAGAAAGTTACACTTTCACCAATCAGCGGCGCGCTATGAGCCCGCACACACGGCCGTGAATTTTCACGTCACTGAGCAAATGCTCTTCGTTCTGATATTGCGGATTGTCTGAAATGATCCGGACGCGCTCGGGGGTTGAAAGGAATACGCGCTGTAGGCGTTTGATTTGCGGCGCAGAATGGCCATCGGAAATGACGTAAACAGCGTCTTGTATAAGCTGCTGTTGGCTCAAATCGACAATGACGCGATCTCCTGACGAGTAGCTTGGAAACATACTGTCGCCAACAACCGGGAATATAAGTGATTGGGTCCGAGAGACGCGCGCCTCTTGCAGCACAAACTCATCACTTAAAAGCCATTCAGCCGTAACCCGGTGCCCATTCCTGTCCCCCGGCATCATAATTAAATCCCCCAGAACGCCTTCACCCGCTCCAACCTGTACGTCTATCTCTGGGAGTGCGCCTTCCAACTTCGCGCGATAGGGCAAATCTTCTGCGACACCAGCTTGCACTGAGAATGGTTGATTAAAAATACTGCCGTCAAATGATTTTTGACCAGATGGATGATTACTTTTTTGTAATGGCTGTTTTTCCAGCAGCCCGCTTGCATCTAAGGCATCCGGGTCAACCAACGGTTTTCCAATTCCTGAAGCAAGCCACTGAAAGTTTACATCTAGTTTGTCTGCAATAAGTTTTAGGTTAGAGAGTTTGATGCCTTCGCCGCGCTCCCAGTTTCCAAGAGCACCACGGGTAAACTCGCCGCGGAATCGCGCTGCAAATTCCTCCTGAGTGACGCCAAGCATCTCCTCGCGCAGCTTCTTGATTCTTTGGCCAATTGCTCTCTTCTCAGAGTCCTTGATCTTCGATGTCCGCATTCCGGTTCTCCGCTCATCCTGTTGTTCTGATGTGGGAATCGGCTTGATTTACCGCCACTTTTTTGCATTTGCGATGAAAGTAACGGTTTCAATGTAAGATGGTTCCATGCACACGGCAAGGTTTCTTTGCAGCGGGCCTTGAAAGATTTCGCAAGATATGCTTTCAATCTGGCCATGACCGATGAAATCCTTGAAATCACGAAAGAAGCGAAGCGCCGCGCTGGCGGCCCTTCCAAGCTGGCTCTGGCAATCGGCGGGCTGACCTCTCAGGCCGTGTCGGGCTGGAAGAAAATCCCCATGGGGCGGGTGTTTGAAGTCTCCCGCGTCACCGGAATTCCCGCGCACAAGCTGCGGCCGGACGTGTTTCCGGCGATCAAGAAGTCGAGCGCCAAGAAGGCCAAGGCATGAGATCCCCGTCGAAAGACGGGTCTGTGCGGCCGGGTCACACGATTCCCGGCCATTCCTGCCGTGGGAAACTTGCCGAGGGGGGCAACCCTCTCGGCTTTTTCACGGCGGCGTGACGTGCTTTGGCGAGGCCTTGACTGGCCGGCCGCCCAGCTAAGGCGCAGCGGTCAGATCCGGTGAATCCCGGGCGCACCTTGCCGATGGACGTTGCGGACGAATTTCTGTGATCCGACCACTCATACCTTCAGCGAGGAACTATGCCGCGAACAGCGAAGATTGAACACCAGAGCAACGTGTTGCCAGACCTGACTGCTCCACAGCAGACCAGCAACGGTCCCGGCAAGGAGGACTTTCTTTTTTTCGTCGGACGACTGGCCGCCGCGGACAAGGCGGTCAAGACCGCGAAAGACGCCAGAAAGAAGCTGCGGCAGTTCTTTCAGAACCAAGGCGTGAACCTTCAGATGATGGACGCCGCCATCGCTGAACGCGAGAAGGAGGATGGCACCACGATCTCGAACCTCCGCGAACTGAAGCGGTACTGCGAGTATCTGAGCCTGCCCATTGGCAAGCAGTTTGACCTCTTTGATGCGCCCGTCACCAGTGGCGCTATCGACTACGAACAGCAGGCATTTGAAGAAGGCCGTGAACTCGGCATCAAGGGCCTGAACGCCGACGACCAGAAGTGGCTCCCCACCACACCCGAAGGGCAGGCGCACCAGAAGGGCTGGGCCGATGGCCAAGCTGTGTTGCTGGGCAAGCTCAAGTCGCTCGAAGACGGCATGTCGGAAGCCGAGCGGGCTGCCGAAGCAGTGAAGGCCGCCAAGGAAAAGAAGAAGGCTGATCGCGCTGCCAAAAAGGCTGCGAAGTCTGATGATGCAGCGGCCGAGGAAGAAGAACAGCCGGCGTTGAACTAAGGCAGTGTTAATGACAGTCACGCTTCACCATGGCGATTGTCTCGACGTTGTCCGCACGATGCCAGCGGACAGCGTCGATTCCATCGTGACCGACCCGCCCTACGGCCTGAGTTTTATGGGCAAGCACTGGGACTACGCTTTGCCCGGGATTGAAATTTGGGCCGAGTGCCTGCGCGTGGTGAAACCGGGCGGACACCTTCTGGCGTTTGCGGGCACGCGCACGCAGCACCGCATGGCCGTGCACATTGAGGATGCCGGGTTTGAAATCCGCGACATGATCGCGTGGGTTTATGCGAGTGGGTTTCCTAAGTCGCACAATCTGAAGGGCGAATGGCAAGGCTGGGGCACCGCCCTAAAGCCCGCGCTGGAACCAATCACCGTGGCACGCAAACCGCTCATCGGCACCGTGGCTGAGAACGTGCTGGCGCATGGGACGGGGGCTCTCAATGTGGATGGGTGCAGGATTGAATTGAACGGCGATTACAAATGCCGCGCAAACGGCCGTCCCAGCCAGACTGGACTTCCCGACAACTACGATCCTCAAAAGGCAAACCAGCCTGACACTACCGGCCGCTGGCCCGCCAACCTGATCCACGACGGCAGCGAGGAAGTGCTGGCCGGGTTTCCTGTGACGACAAGCGGAGCCATGAAACGCACGGTCGAAGGGTATGACGGCGACAGCCACACTGGGTTTCTGAGAGGGCGCAGCGGTCCCCACAATCAGCACGGCGACACCGGCAGCGCCGCCCGTTTTTTCTACTGCGCCAAGGCCAGTAAGAAGGACAGGGGCGATGAAAACAATCATCCCACGGTAAAACCTACCGACCTCATGCGTTACCTGTGCCGCCTCGTAACACCTACGGGCGGCATCGTTTTGGACCCTTTTATGGGCAGCGGTTCTACGGGCAAGGCGGCAGTGCTGGAGGGCTTTTCGTTCATCGGGATAGAGAGAGAAGCAGAGTATTTCAACATAGCTAAAGCGCGGTTGGCGGCAGCAAAGATGTCGCTGAGTGACACACCTCCTCTCTTCGCAGGCCTGTCTATATGATAACCGCGCTCGCTCTCGACCAATCTCCAAGGCACACTGGTTGGGCCATCGGCTCGCCCAATGATCCGCGCCCGAAGTGGGGTGCGCTCAAGCTAAAGCCTTGGGGAGACGACGAGGGCGAGCGGCTTCTTGAGTTCTACAATTGGCTGACAGCCACGATACTCGACAACCACATTTCACACGTTTTCTATGAGTCTCCGTTCATCCCGGGGCACGGAAACTTCCACTCAATTGAGCCACAGTTCTTTCTGATCGGAACAATCAACTTGGTCGCCGCTCAGTTTGAAACTCCGGTGGCTCAGGTGCCGATGCAGTCGTGGCGAAGCAGATTCTTGGGGACGAGCAAGGCTCCTCCCGGCCTCAAGGGAGACGCCGGGCGCAAGGCGCTCAAGGAGATGGCGCTCAAGGCGTGCGCGATCCGCGGATGGCTGGTTGAGGACGACAACATTGCTGAAGCGCTCGGCATACTCGACTACGGACTTTCAACTCTGGACCGCAAGCACGCTGGTAAGGCCGACATTCTGTTTCGGCGGCAGGAACTGAAGCTATGGAACGGCGAGCGATGAGCGAGGAGTGCGAAATGCTGCGCTCTCGCAATGCCGAGCTTGAGGCTGAGAACAGGCGGCTGCGGCTGATTTCGTCTGGTCAGATTGCGGCGCGGAAGAAGTGGTCGCTGTCACCCGGCCAATGGCGACTGCTGTGCGTGTTGCTGGACGGCAAGCTGCACGATGTCAACTCGCTGGCATGTGTCTATTCAATCGACGGCAAGATTAGCTTGCCAGCAGTGCGCGTCGAAATTCTTCGCCTTCGCAAAAGCCTTGCTCCCATTGAAATCAAGGTCGTGTGGGGCAGGGGATACATTCTGGAGCCACCTCACCTTGAGGCCGTGCTGTCCATCATAGAGGCGGCATATGAATGAGTTCCGCACAAAGGATGAGGAGATCGCCTTTCTTCGGAAGAAGAATCGAGAGCTTGAGGAAGCCATTCAAGATCTCAAGGAGCGGATTTCGGCAAGAGACTCGGGCGACCACGTTGAGCTTGTCGCGCTGCGCGAGGCACTGGGCGTGTCGATCACTCAGGCGAAGATTGCGCGCCTTCTGTCCACTGGTCGGCCGTTCACTAGGGCTCAGATTCTTGACGAATACACAGGTGAGCGAGACTACGAGACCCGCAATGTGGACAGCCAGATCAAGCGCATACGCCAGAAGGGCAAGTGCGAGATCAAGACAATCTACGGCTACGGGTATCAGGCCACTGCAAGTGAGGCCGAGCGGCTGAGAGCGATCATGCAGGCCGCCAAGAACAACTCTCTAAACAATGTTTCGGAGTCTGGAAATT